CCGGAGAAGCACGACGACCAGCAACCTGGCGCGCGAAAAGCACCTCGCGCCTGATCCCACGCCGTGCACAGTCAAGGACTTTTAAAGGCTGCCTGTAAGAGGGAGCCGTCAGTTGGCCCCAACGCAGCCTGCTCTGCCGTAGAACCGCCCTGCGCGGGGCGATTGCACGAGCACCGGGAGCCCAAAGTCGGGCTCCCTGTACGGGGGCGCCGCCCCCGTCCCCCCAAACCAAGCCATCGGCTTCAGCTGCCTCGAAGACGCGTTGCTGCGCCCGGGGCAACGTTCCGTTAGAGCTGAAGGACTCGCCCGTGCGTTCTGCTATCGCATCTCGCTGAAGCCGCCGCCGACGCTTGGAAAAGGTGGACATTTATGTCACCTAACCTAGTAGCCCTCAAGTAGTGGCTACTCTACCCGCACCCGCGGGATCTTCCACCTGAGAAGGATTCGCATCCTGCCGCTGGATTTGCTGCGCCGCAGCAGCGCGGCGCCGAGCGGTCTCACGCTCATAAGCCGCCCGGAACTCGGGCGGAATCCGACGCACCGCGGCTTGATCGGCCATGATCCGTTCCTGATCGTCGTCGAGCTCGTGAACCGACTCCGGCAGCCCGTCCGGATCTCCGACGTCAAAATCGTCGGCCTCCTCGAACGACTCCGCGCCATTTTCCATGGCGAATTGCGATACGCCAGTACGTACCATCCGCGCGATCTTCTGCTCGATTGACTCCGGCACCGACACGCCAACCGGCCATTCCACGGGAGTTTGATCCAGATATTCCTTCGCTGGATCTCTGTCAGCATTTTTCATCACATGATCCTCGATTGAGAAGACTTGGCCACCATCCGCCGAGCCTGTATTGAGTGAGACGCCATGATCAGCAAGTTGTCCCCACTGGTCACCTGAAAGATCCGGGAGGATGGCGCACAGTTGGTAAACGACGAGTTAAGCGTCACGTCCGAACCGAACAACCGCGCCAAATGCCAGTGGTTCAACGTGGTCCGGAAAGCGCCGGACACCTTCGACTGAATATGCTTGTACTCGAAATAGCGGTCCTGATAGCCGAAGACGTCAGTAGGCCCGGAATCCAGAGCGTAAACCTCCCGATTTTCCACTTCCTGCTGGCCGATCTGCTCCAACTCCTTCTGCCAGTAATCCTCTTTCGTGCGCCGATTCCACATCCGCTCGAGAGAATCCGGATACATCGTCCGCGGACGGACCGACAGCAAAGTGATGACGTGCCCGTGTTCCTCGAAGAACCGCCGATACCGATTCGACCTCATCGCCGCCAAACCATGACCGGCAAGATTGCCCACACCGTCAGTATCCCCGGCAGTAGTAACGCCCGTCTGCAGCACTTCAGAGAACGCAATGGTCTGTTTGCCACCACCGAGATATTCCGGCCGCTGCAACCTCGCATCCGACGAACGAACGCCGAGATAACGCAAGTACTCCGTATAGCGCGAGCCGTAACGCGCCCGAGCTTCCTGATACCGCTGCAACGCAAACGCCTCACGAACGGTATTCACATCCACTGCAGTAGCCGACGAAAGATCCGCCCGAATGCGCGGATAAGAGCCCGTCAGATCCTTTTCGATGAAGACGCGGTGATTGTCCTGATCATCGGCAATGAGCTTCGCACCCGCGTAAGTAGGCGTAGTGCCATCCGATTCCGCCACCTGCTGATTGGACTCCGAAAACGTCCCCGTCTTAACGCCGATCCCTTTCACAGGCGCCGACGTCCCAAGCGGCAACGTCACGTCAGGCCCTTTCTGTGGCCACGGACGAGCACTGGTAAAACCGTCCTTCTCCCACGCAATACTCTGCAACGTTGTGTTGGTAGTAGTGTCCGATCCGGAACCCGTGCTCACCGTAAGAGCCGTAACCAGATCCTCATCCCGATAGAACTCGTTGAAGATCTTCCCGTAAGCCCTGAACGGCAACGCCGAAACCTGCGTGGAAATCAACCCCGGCGGAATACCGAGATAATCAGCCAGTGAGCTTTCCGTAACACCGGGAGTAGAAGGCGTAGTGATATACGGATATGAACCAGACGAACCACCCTGACCATCCGACCCTCCGGTGATGAAATCCTCCCAACCTGCCCACACCAGACGGTGAGGCACAAACCAATGATGCACCCGGACCGTAACCGGATGCATGACCGGCGCCATCAACGGCAACGTCCGCATCAGCAGAGACGACGCCTGCTGTACCGAATCGCCCGGAAGAACCTCGAAGCACGAGATCGGAACCAGCTTCCCCATCTGAGCGGTCAACAGCTTGTAATGCGACAGCGAATGTTTGGAACGTTTCACAGCTTTTTCCTCCGTTCAAGTGACATACGTTTTGCCCGGGCCGAAGCCCGGAACCCTGATTGCTCCGACACACCAGAAGCGTGTTCAATCCACTCGTTTAACTCAATCTGACCCATGCCTTTCAACGCCACAGCTTCCCGCAACTGCCGAACCTCCGCGGCTGACTCCTTGTCAATGCCACAACCTGCAGCGACTCTTGCTTTCAGATAGCGCCCAAGAGGCCAAAGTTTCTGCGACTGGCGCACCACACTCGGCACATTCATCTGCTGCGAAGCAACCGCAGCCGAGCTCGACAAAAACGAACCGATACGATCCGCAGCTGCAGCGCCAATCCCCGGCGCCCTCGACATAAGGGAGAATTCCGGCATCAACGACAAGCCTGCCCATCGCATCCCTTTCTCATTGTGAAGTCCTTTCAGACAGTATCCCGCGACATATGCCGCAGATTCAGGACCCACCCCGGAGACGTGAACACGACCTTGGCCCCATGCTTCCGAAACACCAGATCCGTCCCGCACACCGAACAAGAGCGCATGGTAATGCGCCCGCCAGGTACGTTCTCCGTACTCTCCGACAAGGTAATACCGGAACGAACCAACCCGTTGACGAAGACGTTTAAGAAACAGTTGAGCCTCACGCACCGAGACGCAGCCGTTTGCAGGATAGTGGTCTGCGTCATAGGTCAAAGTCACGAATGAATTGTGCGGATGCTGTCCCGCCTCCAGCACCAGCCTTATGCACCACAGACGCTGCCGATTGATACGGCACGGAAGACAACGTCCGCAACCCGCTTCGAGCAACCCTCGCCGAAACGGATGCTTGCACTTCACATCCGGAACCCGACGCGGATCCCGCGGCGCAATCCACCAAAGCGGCGACCACGCCGACCCATCCGACGACGACGACCACGAAAAACGCGAAACCCACGACGACGACGCATAGCTTCATCTCCCGGTCCAAGTGTTACGTGAGCGCCCATACGGCACTTTCGGCTGCGGATAGGGCGCACGTTTCCGCAACAGATACATCTCCCTTTGATGCTCGATCCACTCCGGAGACCGATGTCCCCACTCATTCCAAGTAGGCTCCAACCACGTCGCAGCGTTGCGAATGTTGTTGATCACCTTCGCAATCGTAGCGGTCATGGGAAAGTAACGCTGAGCCTTGTCCAACCACTCAATGCCGTACTCGTCCACATTCCGCTGAATGAAAGCGTAAGCCAACTCCCACGACTCCGACAGCGCCTCAAGAGCTTCAGACGTGCCACCGCTCTGAGAAGACGGAAGGATCATCGGAAGACCCGGGGCAATCATGTGGACCGAACCTCCGGGCCCGACGTGAGGAGTAAGCGACGCATCACCACCACGACGCGACAGAACCGGCGCAGGAGCAAACGACGCCACATCAACCGCATTCTGCAGGTTCACCGGACCCGGCGCAGGGTAATGACCCCACTCCATTTCAGAGCCCGGGGTGTAGTTCGGAAAAGGAACCGAACTCACCGCAACGGACTTCGCCAAAGCAGCGTTCGAAAGAGCAGCAGCGGCAAGCGCTTCATCTTTCTTAGCACTGGACGCGAAAAACGCCGCCAGCCCCTTCGACAGAGCATCACCGAAATTGGCACTAGACCGATAGGACGCATCACCACCGATCACCACCGGATTCGGCGCATACGCCGCACCGCCGCCTGCAAGCGCATACAAAGGATGCAATCCCGCTGCCTTAGCGTCCTCAACGCGCCACCGAATACCGTGCTGAGCGAACTCCCGCTGTAACGCCGTGTTGCGCTCCTGCTGCGCCACTGCAGACGCCCGATCATCTTCCGCCCTATCGTCAGCCAGAAAGCCGCTGAGCAACGGACCAGCCACCGCGCCAATCACAGACTCCCACGACATCGAGACCTCCCGTTAGCATGAGTAGAGAGATTCCGGCCGGCGCCGGTACGTCCCGCCGCGGCCCGGAGAAGCACGACGACCAGCAACCTGGCGCGCGAAAAGCACCTCGCGCCTGATCCCACGCCGTGCACAGTCAAGGACTTTTAAAGGCTGCCTGTAAGAGGGAGCCGTCAGTTGGCCCCA